CATGCGTTATCCGATCAAACGGGAGCGGTTGCCGCCGTCGCGCCAGGGGCTCTTGAGGTTGCGGCGCGCGAGAATCCACGAACTCGGGGCGGGAAACTTGACCGGGTCGTCCTGGGCGTCGTTGTTCTTGGCGGTGCTCTCTGCCAACTCAACGTACCCGCGGGGCTTGTTGAACTCGTTGGCCTTCTTCTCGTCGCCGGTCAGCTTCAGGCATACACGGCCGGCGAAGTAGGTCTTGACGTACTCGGTGAAGGTCGCCGGCCAGCGCGCCAGGTTCATACCCCAGCTTGCATCATTGCTGGTGAATCGCACGTAGATGCGGTCCAGGTCGCACATGATGTACCCGGCTTCGTCACTGTAGCGCAGGATGGGCACTTTGAAGAACTCGTCCGAGCACACTGCCACCGTTGCGCACCAGTCGTCTGGCTTGGCAAAGGCCCGGCGGTACCCAAATTCCGGGGTGATGCTCGGGTCATAGTCCAGCATCTGGCTACGGGTGGCAAACTTCCACATGCCCTGCTCAAGGCAGTACTGAACACCACCATCGTTCCACACGGAATCAAGTTCGCGCCGTGCCTCCTCGTTCACCGACAAGCTGGCAATGCGCCCCTTCCCGATCTTCTGGAGAGCGCCGTTGTAGATTTGCAGCTGGTCGGTGGCCATGGGTTAACCTGCCTTTTCGCGTTCGACAATCCATTCCATGGCGGCCCGCTCGTTCGGCAGTTCGGAGGCAACACGCTCGCTGTCGCTCATCCGGATCACCGTCCACTTGTAGTGGGGGCCTCCCCATTTGGTGCGGTAGGCTGCGCTTGCAGTGGCAGCCGCTTGCGCCTCGGTCGGCGCATCTTCGCCAAACTGCCATTCGTTCAGGGGTCGCACGGCAGCATAGGCGCGCGCAACGCTCAGAACGACAAGCTCGGAATACCAGGTGCCGTTGTCGGCCCTGACGTAGATATGGTCCCAGGGCTTGAGCTTGGCGGCAACATGCGCCCAGTACTCGCCCTTCAGGATATCCGCCTGGCGGGTGCTCTCGTCGGCGTTTGCCACCCACCGGTTGACCTGAAACTCGGCTTCGAAGAAGCGCTCGTTGGCCAGGATGATGGGTTGTGCGGGTTTCTCTTGCAGTACTGCTGACATAGGCCTCTCCTCAGAGTGAAACCCCAGGCCCGAAGGCCTGGGGTACTACGGCATCCCTTGCGGGATTACGAACTGGCGATGGCGCCGCCGGTGTTGATGTTGAAGCCGGCAGTGCTGTTGGTCGTCACCAGCACGCCAATGTTCAGCGTCGGGCTGGTGCCCAGGCTGGTTTGGCAGGCGTGGATCAGAATGTCGCCATAGCGCATGCCCAGCGCCAGGCCATCGGTGAAGTAACCGACGCCTTGCAGCAGGGTGCTCGCATCGCTGGAGTTGTATTTCCAGATCTGGAAGCCACCGCCGTAGTAAGCGCTGGTCGTGTTGAGGGAACTGCCCAGCACCTGGTTTGCCGCACCGTAGGTGGGCATTGCAGCGGGCAGCAGTGCGACGGGCGGGTTTTGCGACGTGGTGCCCGCGGTGGAACCGGAATAAGCCATGGTTGTGCTCCTTGAAAAGTGGCGGGAAGGTTACGCGTTAAGCGTAGGCCGAGCCGTCGGTGGTGAACACGACCACGCCGCTGTTTTGCAGCAGCTTGGCGCCCATGAAGCAGGAGGCGCGAGCCCACGAGTAATCCTGCTCCTCGTTGTAGCCCACCGGGGTCGCCATGCCGCCAGTGTCCATGGCGTGGCCGATCGCGGTCTTGTGGAAGAGGAAGGACTTCTCGCTGGTCGTGCCCTTGCCCGGCAGGTTCGGGTGTTCCACCAGCAGGCAGTTGCGCCACCGGTAGGCCTGGGGCTTGTCGCGCCAGCTTGCGGTGCCGCTGTCGCCGTTGTACGGGCGCATGTCCACGTACTGGGCGTTGCTGAACTCGGGCGTCTGCTCGAGGTAGGCCAGGTAGGACGGCTGGGTCAGGAACGTGATGTTCGAGTCCCACGGCACGCTGGCGTTGGAGAGCTTCACCCGGCCGTTCTGGAACAGCGAAACGGTGGGGATGGTGCCGGCCGCGCCAATGGCCACGGTGCCACCGTTGAGCTCGGTCGTGATCTGCGAGTCGATCTTGCGGTTGAGCACGGCAGTCGTGGTCATTTGCATGATCTGGCGCTGGCTGCCTTGCGACGCGAAGACGTTGAAGCCGGTCTTGCGCACCAGGTCGTGCCATTCGCCCAACACACAGGTGTTCTGGGTCAGGTTGTCAGCGCGCGCCGGGATCATGCCGTTGACGCCGCGGGTGACGGCAGCAGCGCCGCCGGAGTCAGCCACCAGGAAGATGGCCTGGTTGCCTTTGATCACCGCCTCGGTGGTAACCGTTTCGCGGAGAAGGGATTGGTGCTGCTCGAAACCGGTGATGAACTCTTGCCGGTACTGGGTCTGGAATGCGGTATCAGCCATGATGGCTCCTTGGAAGTAAACGGGTTTTTCGACCGTCGCTTCGGGGTGACCATCACGCTGCGCCTTGGTAGGCTTGCGCTTCTGGGGCCGAGCTACCTGGTGTTCGGGTGCTCAGCGGGGCCTCTTTGAGGGGTGACCGCCAGTTGCGCGCAATCGTACACCCGCTCGCTTTTCCGCACAAGGGGCGAAAAAAAGCCCGGCGAACCGGGCTTGAATCCACAGGAGGGTGGAGGAGACAAATCGATTGTAGCCTATGCCTTCTCTTTCAGCTTGTCCCTGGCGCCAAGCAGATCGCGGTAGCGCTGCTGCATCTTCTCGTCCTTGTTGTAGGCGCCGCGATCTTTCTTCATGGTGGTTTCAATGCTGGCGATTTCGCTGTCGATCGAGTCCATGCGGCTGCCACCACCAGGCAGGTCGAGGGTGCTGGCCGGGTTGATCTCCAGCGCCAGGCCCAGCAGATACTGCACGGTCGGGGCATGGGCCAGGATGGGGGTGCCGTCGGCCAGCCGGCCGTACATCAGGTTGTCCTTCACGTCGGCCGGCGCGGTGGCGAGCAGGTTGTTCACGCTGGCAATGTTGGCGCGGTATTCGGTGTTACCCCATGCCTCGCGCAGTTGATCTTCGGCAGCCTTTGCCGCCACCCGGTCGGCATCAGCCCGGGCCTGGGTGGCGCGCTCGACCTCGGCGTAGTACCAGCCCACCGCTTCCTTGGCCTGGTCTGCCGTCATGTTCTTGCCGTGGGCGGTGGCCAGGAAAGAGTCGATGATCGGCTTGTCCTTGGGGTCGACCTTGATGTCGCCCAGGTCGTACTTGCCGGGTTCCTCGGGGATGCCGTTCTCGGCGCGCCAGGCCTTCACCTGATCCGGCGTCGCATCCTTGGCCAGCGGACTTCTCAGTTCGCCCTTGCTGATGCGCTCCTGGAGTTGGCTGAGCGCTTTGACTGCCGCCGTCGGGTCGGCGTAGCGTGCCAGTCTCTTGAGCGCGGCCTCATCACCGCCAGCCATCTTGGTGCGCCAGTCAGCACCCCAGGGCCCTTCGTCGGTTACTTTGCCTTTGGCGCCATCGCCCTTGCCAGCGCCGCCGTCACCTGATGCGCCTCCATCGGCTCCAGCAGTTGTGCCAGCGGCTGCATCATCACCTCCGCCCTTCGCCGCGCCCGCAGTGTCGCCACCAGCGCCGGCGTCAGCGCCTGCAGCGTCGGGTCCTTTGCCAGCATCTCCAGATGCGCCGGCGTCAGCGGTGGAGCCGGATCCCCCTCCTGTATCGCCATCTTTGGTTTCTTCTCTCAGGTTGTACAGCAGTCGTTGCAGTCGCAGGTTCATGGTCCTCTCCTCAATTAGCCTTCCGGCGGATCCGCACGCGGGTCGCTCCTACGCACCGCATTGGGGTTGATGTACAGCATCTTCACAATCTGCTGGCCTACGAACTGCCGGCCCAGTGCGATGTTGGTCTCTCGATCGCTGGGGCCTGGCCGGAACGGGAAGTCGTAGGTGGCACAGGCTTGCTTGACGATCCAGTCCATGGCCCGGCGCTGCTGGTCTGCGCTGGCCTCGCCACGGTGCAATGCCTGAATGGCTGTCACATCGGCAAGCTCATAAGCCACAGGCAGCCAGGGGGATCCTGACACTGCCTGCGGCTTGGGCTTGCGTGGTACTGCTGGTTGCTCAGTTGCCATTTACGCTGGCTTCCACGCCATGTCGCCAATCGTCACCGCGCTGGTACTTGATAACCCTTGCGCAAATTCCGGCCAAAGCACGCCAGTCGGTGTTCTCATAACTTGGCATCGCTTCTTGTGCTGGGTCGTTCAACGATTCCAAGCGTTTGATCAGCGCCGCAACATCATCGGGCGCGCAATGGTTGGGGTAGATGTCCAGCTTCATCATGGCCAGCCAATTCGCCGAAATAGCTTCTGGTACCAGTGCAACGGTGCGCCGCACGCTTGTTCAACAGTCGCCCATACCAGGCGCTCCCTTAACCACTGTCGCATGCTTCCTCCTATGCCGCCACAAGCTGCTGGGCTGCTGCCTTGTCCTTCTGGGCGGTGGCCATGGTCGCTGCCACGTCCGAGCCTTGCTGCATGGCTGCCAACGTCTGCTGTGCCTGTGCCGCGGCTTGCTGCTGGGCCTCGATGTCCTCCATCTCGACCTCGCTGCGCACCCAGAGTGCCGGGGTACCGATGCCTTGCAGGGTATCGCGCAGTGCCACCTTGACGTCGACCAGCGCTGCAGCACCTTGATCCAGCGCCACTGCCTCCGCAATTAATCCTTTCGCTTCGGCAAATTTTTGGCCTTTGATTTGCTCGAGCGCGTCGTGCAGCGGGCTGACAAACCCGAAGCGAATCTCGGCACCCTGCAGGCTCTTGGGCATGTCCATGGGGCTGCCGAAGGCGCCGTTGCGCATCAGGATGTCGAACACCATCTCGCATTCCTGGCCGTTGCACTCGTACTCCATGGGCTCGAAGAGCGGGAGCGCATTGCGGATGTACTCCTGCACGCGCTGGCCTACCTCATAGGCGGTCATCTCTGCCGTCCGTTGAGGCAGCGCCAGCTTGTTCAGGTAGAAGGCCTGCATGAGCATGGCCCGGCTGTCCTGCATGGCTTCCATGCCGTATGGCAGGCCGGTGTTCTTCTCGAAGAGCGGGCGGATAGCAGCGCCCAGCTTCTCGTCGTAGTCGCGGTCAATCCAGGTCAGGCCGCCCGGGTAGATGGCCACGTCGCTCTTGACTACGTCGCTGGTCACCGCCATGGGTGGGTTGACTGCCTTTTCGCCGGCCTCGAGCAGGGTGTAAGCCATGGCCTGGATCAGCCTGGCCTCGGGCAGGGCGCAGATCGTGGCCGGGCTGAAGGCATACTGGCTGCCGCTCACCGTCTGCCACCGGGCCACCACATACTGCATGTTCCACTGAGGCATGGCCTCCATGGTGTGCTCGTGGTCCTGATCGTAGTAGATGCTCACCCAGGGCTTGCCGTTGCTGGGGCCGTCCCACAGGTCGCTGGCGGCCATCATGTGCATGCACTGCACTTCCTCGAATGGCTTGCCCTGCGTGAGGTATTGCGTGACGTGAGTGTCGACGTTCTTGAAAGTGCGGTCCAGGTCGCGCGCGGTGGCTTTGTACTTCCGGGCGAAGAAGCAGATCTTGCCGTCGCCGTCCTCCATCCACACGCAATCGC